CCGTTAGAAAGTATAGGAGTACTAAACATAAACCATAAATTGGAACTGTACTCATAAAGTCTCTGTGCAAGATCAAAATCAGTCTCACCCTTATAAGTAGCCCCAAAAACACTAGCCCTTGCAAAAGCTTCTTGAGCATGAGTTTCTTCCTCCCAAAAATATCTATCCTTTAATGTATCTAAACTAAACTTGTCTAGTTTCTTTTCTTTGTCGTAGTCTATAACTATTCCTAAGTAAGGTTTCTTACCTACCTTGTCTTCAACCATTACTCTTTCTCCTTGTCATTTAAATGTAGTGCTATTAGTGCATAGTGTATAATTTTAAGTAGGTCTTTATCAGACTTACCATCTTTTTTACCATACCTCATTGCATACTTCATGATGTTACCTACACAAAATCCTTCACCATGTCCTGCATCAATAATCATATCTGTTGCTTGATACTTTGAATGAGCATAGTGCTGTGTATAAGTGCTATCAATATATTGTTTCACACCATTTAAATTTATATGTTCGTCAAATTTATATTCCATATTCTGTTATCCATTCTTTAGGTAAGTTATATTCTGAGTACCAAGTAAAGTCATTAGCTTCAGCCCACTCTGCATGACTCCGTTTAGTACCATCCTTTCTTTTCTTTGCTGCAGGCATAGCAGCTTGTGGTTGAGAAAATATAAAGATAAGTTCTTGGTCTTCTTTTAAACTCTTTCTTATCCATATATATTTACTATACTCTGCATGATCCCAAAATCTACCTTTAGCCTCAAGTAAATATTCAACACCTTCTATTGTCCTGCGAAAGTCAGGCTCGTAAGTATGATCAACTGTATATTTAATTTTATCTCCATGATGCGACCACTCTTGTAAAGGTTCAGTGTGTAATTTATATTCCCAATTAGAATCATATCCTTTAGGTACACCCTTCTCTACAGGTCTAGGCTTTCTAGGCTTTCTATATCCTCTCATTAATGTATGCTCACGTCTTCAGGTATACCATCTAAACGATTGTCTATAAGTTCTGCCATCCTATCTAAAACAAAATGATCTACTTCATCTAATGAACCTCCTGCATATAGAAAACTACCTAATACAATTATCATTGTAGCTAAATCTTCTTTCATTATATCATTCTCTTCCATCTCTGAGTAGTTCTTCAAATCGAATTGATTCGACATCCCTGTTCTCCTTTTTAATTATATTTTTAATATTCTTTACAAACCATTTAAAACTATATGCTGACAATAAAAACTTTCTATTTGCAAACACATGTCCTTCTTTAGGTAAGTAATCCTTAAAGTTCTTTACATTTATAGCCTCAGCTTCTTCTGGAGTAACCATATCTTTTAACCAATCAAGTAACATAAGTTTAGCATGTTGTCTTATTCGTTTTGATTTTTTACCATTCATTATCTAGTTATCTCCTGTACGTTAGGTTCTTTCACTACCTTGGTTAAGTACATAAGACCTTTAGAATATTTAAAGACTCTTAAACCTTGACCATCATTCGCATCTTTGTGACATTCGTTCTTATGTCTACAATAAGTACAACCTCTAGGAAGTTTCATGTTTCCTGCTTTGCCTTCAGGTATAGTAGTATAGCATAATTCAGGCGGGTTGTCAAGCTTCAAAGCTTTCTTTACATCTCTTATTCTATTCTTTGCATTTGGTTTATCAAAGAAGTTAGGTCTGTGTAAAGTTAATTCACCACTCTCTTTATTCATTACAAGGAAGCCACCTGCTTTTGTCTTCTCTGCTTCTTCATATCCTGATAGTTGTGTAAGGTATCCGAAAGGATCATCATCTGCTAACGTACCATTCGCAAACTTCCTGAATGCAAAACTAGATGCTGTCTTTATATCTACAACTTCACCATCAATCTTACAATCCATATGACCTTGAACATTACTAACCTTAACTTGTTTCTGTTCATCAGAAACTTCATGACCAGAAAGTTTTACCAAGAACAACATGACCTCTTCTAAGATATGACCATACAAAAATCTTATAAAGAGATGAGGATCAAGCTTCTGTGTTTCCTCTCCTTCTGATTTCATATCATACCAAAGCTGCCTTAAAGGTTTACCTATGTTAGACATTCTAAGAGTTTCTTTATCTCTTTCTTTAGGTGTAGCCCAATGACGTAGTGCTTCTTTCATAGAGTTACCGAACTCATCTAGTACTTCTTCACTTACATCAAGAGCCTCACCCTCCCCTAGTACAGATAAAGTATTATATATATCTTCAACTAATGTATCTAATTTTTTATCTGTCATTATTATTCCTTATGATTTACAAATCTTAACTCTCTTGTGTCTGATAAATAAAGTAATATTTGTACATTCATTTCTTTTTGTAAATCTGATCTTTTTGTAGAACTATTAGAACCACCTTTTGATCTTGTTTTTATATCAACCATAGTAGTTTCTCCATCTTTAGTTGCAATTAAATCAACAGGTCCATCACAACCACAGTTCTTAAATACTTCATAACCATTATCCCAAAGCCAAGTTACTGCATAAAATTCTGCTAAGTCTCCTTTCCTATTATCACTATGTCCATTAATGTGTTTCACTCCAATCCCTCCCAACTTTGTATTCACCATCCATAGGACAGCGAAGGTTATAATAATTTCCTGCAGTCTTAATACAATCTACAGCTAACGTACCAATATGATCAGATAAATCTTCACGTACTTCCATCTGCCATTCGTCATGTATGTTAGCTACAAACTTTGCATCAAAGGTATTTAGTTTTATAAGGGAATCAAATAGTGCTAGTCCTTTCTTCATTATGACTGCACCTCCTCCCTGTAGTAAACTATTTAATGCAGCATGTTCGCTTCTTATAAATATCTTCCTACCATCTAATCCTTTAAGGTATCCTTTTTTTGCTGCTCTTGATACTTTATCTCTAAGAGTTTTAAATGATGGGTTACTATCAAAGAAATGTTGTCTAAGTCGTTTACCATCTTCCCTATTTCCTTTAACCACACTCCCAAGCTTTGCATCTCCTGCTCCGTATATGAGTGCATAGATGAATGTTTTAGCCTGATCTCTTGATTCAAGTCCTGCAGCTTTTTGGTTAGCGGTGTGTATGTCTCCGTTAATGATTTCATTTGTGTACTCCTCATCATCCATATAATGTGCAAGTAGTCTAAGTTCTAATCCACTTGCATCTATTCCTACTAAGTTGTAACCATCTTCGACAGTCCAACACTCTCTGCACTCTTTACCATACAAGCTTTTTAAACTAGGTACTTGTGCTAAGTTAGGTTTGTTATGTGCCATACGACCAGTAATCGTACCATTAGGTATAACAAAACCATGTACTCGTTCATCTGAACGTAAAGCTTTAATCCAAGAATCAATTTGAGCAATACGTTTTTGTAAAGTTAAATACTCTCCGATAAGTTTAGCTTCAGGTATATTAGTTATATTAATTAAGATACTCTCATCTACAATCGGCTGACCAGTAGGAGTAAACCTTTTAGGTTTCCATCCAAACTCTTGTAAGTATTCTCCAATCTGTTTACGTGATCCAAGATTAAATTCTTGTAGACGTTTACGCATGAAAGGATTTACATCCTGTGTACGTATACATCTTTCATACTCATCATCTGTCAATCCTCGCTTAGATAACTCACCATCTTTTTTTATATAAGGAGTAACAAGTTTATCGTCAACCATCTTAGGTGTAAATACTTTATGTACCTCATCCTCTGATGACTGCATCTTCTCTCTAAGTTCAGCGAGTAGGAGTTCTCCTTTCTTTACATTGAATTTAAAACCATCCCACTCTTGTTGTCTCAAGGGTAATGCTACTGAATGTTCAAGTTCTACACTCTCCGTAGAGAATCCTTTACCTTCTTGTTGTAAAGCTTTGAACACTTTAGTATTTAATTCTACATCCCTGATACAATACTCTAACATCTGTTCTGAGTACTCATCATAGTCTTCAAAGTTTATCTTAGGATAACCAAGTTTAAATCCCCATCGTTCCAGTCCATGTCCACCTTCTCGGATAGGATAGAAGAGTCTTGATGTTACTAAAGTATCTATAACTTTTATAGCACCTTGTTTAAAACTAGTTAGCTTCTCCAACATAGGAATGTCGAACCCTATAATATTATGCCCTATTAAAGTTTTTGCATTTTGTAAGAGTTCGACTCCTTTATCAAGTTCCCAAGGAGGAAAACTAAATACCTCCTCGGTGTTTACATCTTGAGCAACAATACAATGTAAGGTGTCGACTGTATCTAAACCAAGATCATCTTCACCTACTCTGTTTGTTTCTATATCAAATACTAAATCCATATTATAACTCCAAGGCTGAGAAGTCTGCATCATCATCTTCATAAGATTCTTTTTCAAACTCCTGTAGCCTACCTGTTTCTCTATCATATAATAAATGAGTTGCCATACCTACATCACCAGTGTATCTAGATTTAAGTACTCTAACTCTAGTTGTATTGGATTCATTTATATCATCTGATTGTTGATTCCTTTCCAAGGCTATCACACAATCACTCAGTTGGGCTATTGACTGACTACCTCTAAGGTGGCTAAGGCTAACTTCGATTCCATTCTCATGCCCTTTATCACCACTTGCTCTACGTAGATGAGAGACTAATACTACTCCTGCTCCAGTCTCTTCAACTATACTTCTTAGTCTAGTCATTATATTATCAATAGCCCTACGTTCATCTCCTTCAGATACTGCTGATACTAACATGTGTAAGTGATCTACCACTACCCATTTACATCCACATGCTATGATCATAAATCTTAGCTTAGTAAATATCTCATCAATATCATTTGTACCAAAGTGGGCATGAACCCATACTCTATTTTTATTATCGCCATCATATAGTAGATCAAAGAATTTGTCAAGTTCTTCTTCGGAAAACTTTTCTCGTTCCTGATCTATATACAATCTAGCATTAGCTTCTATTGAAAGAATACCATCAATGGTTCTTCTCCAATCTTCTTCTAATGCAATCACTCCTACATTATCTGTAGTATTCTTTATAAGATGATGCTCAAGTTCTCTAGTTACTGAAGACTTTCCTAGTCCAGTACCACCAGTCAACGTGACTAACTCACCTTGTCTTAAACCATATAGTTTCTTATTCAATCCTTCCCAAGGGTAAGGTATGCTATCTTTAACTGGTCTATTAAAGAACTTCTTCTTCTCTTCAGATACATTTATAACACCACTAGGAGTATAGGTCTTAGCACTCCACCATGCTTCCATAAAGTCCTTATGCTTGTTAGCTACCAACATATCGTTAGCATCTTTAAAGCCATTAGGCAGAGTCATGATCTTAGCTTTACTTGGTTGGAATAACCTAGCAACTTTTTTAGCTGCTTCAGTACCACTCTTATCCTTGTCAAAACAAATGATAATATTCTCAAAGCTTTCTAAGAACTCAAGACTATCTTTGATGTCACGCTCTGCTCCTGCAGCACCACGCTTGATTGATACTGCAGCCCACTTACTGCCCATCAATTCATACGTTGCCATCGCATCACATTCACCTTCAGTTATAGTAATGTACTTACCACCTTTATTGAATAGCTGTTCACCAAACAAAGCAGTATCTTCAAATGATCCTTTCAGATAGAAGTCTTTGTTCGCAACCTTTCTAGTTTTAGTTGCAGCTAACTCATGTCCATTGTAATATGGATAATGATGTTCAATAGGTTTACCATCAGCACCATGTACAACTTTAACCCCATACTTCTTAGCAGTCTCCTCAGATATTCTTCGATCTGTTAAGGCTGCGTATGTTCCTTCAGTTGAACTCTGCATTGGTTTAACCTTACGTTCTACAACAGGCTGTGTAATATTAGATACATTTGATTCCTGATTAGGGGCAGGATGAAATGCATTACAAGTTGCATAGAAACATTTGCTTGAACCATCTGCGTTTATAGATAAATGATTCTTACCACAAGATGGGCACTTAGCATTGTGTTGTATAAAAGCCATATAATTTCCCTCACGTTATTATTTAAAAATGTATAGCTAGGTAGTGCATGGCGGTTTAGTTCTCATTTACTTTTAGCCTTAACCTCTATCATGTTTCCACGTACAGGATTTTACAAAAGCTCGCTCCCACCTAGCTACATTTGATAGTTTTTTGTGGAGGTCTATCAACCTGCTCCTACTCTAAAATTATACTCACACGCTAGGAACTGGAGAGTTTAGGCACACTAGTTTTCTGGAGAGTCCACTAGTTCTTCGACTACTTCTGCATCAGATGCTTCTGTGTCTTGTCCTTCGCTATTAACTATCTCAACAATCTTGTTAGAGAAAAAGTTAATACCTGCCTGAACTTCTTCCAAGTCCAGTGTAAGATTTACTTTTTTCTGATTCAATCTTTGTAGTCTTCCGAAGATTCCTTGACCTTCTTCAGGTAAGTCCTCAACATTAATCTGCACATCATCAATCGTAATAAAAGGTTTTATATCTTCGTCTGTCATATTTAAAACTCCTCTACTTCTGCCATACTTACTGCGGAAAAACCTACATCAGGATTATATTCCTGTAGTTGTACTACTTGAAGTCCTGCTAAATCCAAACCCTTAAACTTTCCAAAGGTAGGATGTGTAGTTTCCCACTCCTTATACATAACAATAACATCTGAACCATTACCAATTGCAATATCAATGTTGTTATTATCTTTATCTTTAAGTTGTGGTACATCATTATCTGTTTCCTCCATGATCCACTTACCAGTTTCATCGGTAACATTATTACCTTCGGCATCCTTCTTAGGTCTATTGATTCTAGCTTTTCTTTTAAAGAATAAGAACTTCTCATTACTTTCCTTATCTGTTTTAACAGAATGTTTAAAGCCTCTGTTCTCAAAGTTTGCAATGATACTTTCAGAATCAGAATCAATTACCTCTCCAAAGTTATTAACTACAATAGGATTGTAGATAGATGCTTGAAAGGTAGGTTCGAAAGTAGTATTAGGTGTCAACACACTAGCCCACTTTACTTCTCCACGCATAAATTGCGTACCCTTTTTTATATCACTCATATTTTTGTTTCCTCCATTATGTGATTGTTTATGTAATATACCATAGTTTAAATTAAAAGTCAAGGGTTTTTGACTGAGCCTTCAGAACCCTATAACTGACCTGCCCATATAGGAAGGCAGACACGTAGCCATTGTGATATAGTGAGGGCTAGATCGGCTGACGTGTAACTCATGTTTATGCTTCCCTCATATATTGATTGTAAATAGAGTCAATAAATATATCTAATGATTGAGCATCTAAAAATTTTAGAATGTAATCATCATTTAATAATCTTAACTCATGACCTAATTTCATTTCATACATATCACTAAGTATACTGTAGTCCGAACCTAGTTTCATGTATTGATCTCTATTTAATTTTATCTCTCTGTCGTTTAACTTTATCATTATATCCTCACTATACACTAATTAAAATAAAAGTCAAGTTCTTTTTTTAATTAGCTTTAATTTATTTTTCCATTTACTTCTCTTGTAAATCTCCATAGTTCCATCTACATATCTAACTTCAAACAGTCCATTGTTTGCATGAAGAGATGAGATAGTATCTTTACTAACTTGATCTGCATACATTTTATGTACATCATACTCAGTCATTTCACCCACCACTCAGGTTTATCTCTACCCTTCTCCCATTTTGCATAGTGTTTCTCGTGTATACAATAATCTCTATATGCTTTGATTGGGTTCTCGTTCTTGTACTCATCAGGCATAGCCTGTGCTACTGGTGTAGGCATATTTATATTTATATTATCTGGTATTTTAGAGAGAGCATCAGCAAGTTTCGTTATGCTTGCATGTTCTCTTCCATACCTGTACGCATACTCTTTACCAAGTGCCAAGAAATGTTTGTATAACCAAACATAATTTACGCTGCTCTCTCTAGCCCATATAGTACAAGGATGATTCCAGTATGCTCTTTTATATAAGCCTGTCTCATCTGCATACTCATCACCATCTAGTTCTCTATGAGCAGTACATAACATCTGTGCAGTTTCCAATGGCATCTTTACTAGCATCTTATCTGGCTGTGCTTGTGCTGATTCAATTGGACAATCATAAAAGTAAAATATATTCATAGTGTAGATTCCTCAAGTTCTAATTCAAGTGTTCTTAGTTCCTCTTCAAACACCGTTTCACAATCATAGAACGCACTCTCTAAATTGTGTTGTGCTTCTCGTACATATTCTAACATAGATTCCATGTCGCTGTCAAGTGCTGCATCAAACTCTGCTAGGCTACTTAGCTTACACATAATCTCTACTATAGGATAGCTTAGTCCTTTAGCTTCTTTCGTAACTTCTTTTGCTTCTCGTAAAGCCTCCTCAACTTTATCTATATTGTTTTGTATAGCATCTGTGCTTCTAAATTTATACCAATCTTTTACTGAATTAAAACTAAATCGTCTGTAGTTCTCCTCATCTTTCGTAGTATCTATTCCTTCAAATCCTTCGAAGTCTCCATAGAATGATAATGGTTTTATATATCTCATCACTCCATTATCTTTGTATGTAAATTTAACTACACCTTTTTTCTTTATAGCTTCAATAACATCTAGTGTTGCATTTGATACGTCAATCATTTTCCTTGCCCTCTATATTTTTTGTAGGTCTGTTTAGTTCTCTTAGGCATTGTTGAAGTACCTACATTCCTTCGACCTTGCCAAGTCTTCTTACCTCTAACTCCAGTGTTAGATTTATGTTCTATATTTTTTGTTGCACTTCTCATGTATATAGCTGCCTCATACTAGATACATAACTCATCGCAAACAAATCCCAAGATGCAGGTGAGTATTCTTTTAGTTGTGCTATCTCTAGCCCTTCCTCATACCATCTCTCTTCTAGTTCTTGTTGTCTTAAATTACTCATTAGCTTTTCTCCTCTAAAGGTTCTTCTTTATTTAATCTAATACATTCTTTTATAGCTTCAACAAAATTATCATAATCATAGCTAGTGCTTCTCTCTATACCATCTGATACTTGAAATTCATGCTCACCAGAAGGTGACACTCCTTCAATAATACACCAACCATTAGGATAATTTTTGTGGATATGTGCGTGTTCTTTTTTATTCCATTCATAATAGTGCATCCACTCCTTAAACCACTCTAACTTCATTGAGGCTTGATATGTTTCTTTAAGTGTTTCAGATAGATTAAAATCTGTTTCATCTCTCATTAGCTTTTCTCCTCACTTTGTATATGCCTGTCAACTTTTGTTTCTTAGGATGCTCAGATAACATAACTGATTCCCATATTTCTGTTTGAAGTCTAGCATATTCTTTTTTATCTGTCAAGCCCTGTATCTTTACGTTATTTAATTTAGGTTTCCAAGTCTTGTAGTATTGTTTTATTTGATCACTCCAATACCACTCAACCATCGTACCATTATCATCGTACTCGAAGATAGGTTTATACATTCTTATTTATTTCTTCCGAAGTAAATGGATATTCTCCTTCTCCAATTAAACTATCCGTTATTTTCATATTACATTCTTTAGCTTCTTTATACAAAGTAGACCAACATAAGTTATAAGTTTCCTCATCTCTAAATCTTGCTACTTCCTCCGCATAATGACAGGTTTTACTTTCAAAGTATACTATGATCATAAGCCCTCTCTTAAAGACTCAATCATATCTTTCAAACTTTCAATCTCAGATTTTAAATCTTCAATTTCACATTCAAGATTACTGTTTAAATCATTTGCATGTTGTATAGCATAGTCATGATTGCGATCTATGTTTTCCTCAGCCTCATGTATGCTGTTATGTATATCCAGAATTGGATCAGAATATTCAATTATATCTTCAATGAAAGATTGTAATCCTGAAACTAACGCATGTTCAGTAGCTGTTTTTTCGTATGCACTCATATAGCCCTCCTATTTAATTTTATATTAGTATTATAAGTTATATTTATAATAGATATATATTATAAATAATATTTATATTAATAAATATATTTATATATTATATAATATAATATCATTATAACATATCTCTTTACAAAAGTCAAGTGCTAGTTTTTATAAGGAACTAGCAAACCTTCCTCACTATGCTGCTAAAGTCAACAGATTTTTAGATGCCTGTCTAACTTTATCCTGCCTAGCAACCTGTATCGCAGCAATGTTTTTCTGTGCTGTCGACTTCGTTGCATCAGCATGCGTAGCCCAATGAGTCATAGTGTTATATATAGCCCATGCTGTGCTACCCAACGCTTTTCTCTCATCGTTAGTATACTGTGTCCAAAGATTCATAAGAGTTCTATTCCTATAAACTTCTGGCTCAAGCAATAAACTATCTACTGTGCTAGTCATAGCTTTAACAGGTGTAATAAACTTACATCCTGCTACATCAGCAAAAGTTTTAAACGCTTGATTATCTGTAACAGATGTATTCTGCCATCTAATCCACCTTTCCGACTCATTTTGATATACATCAATAGCCTTTGACAACTTCCTAGCTGCATGTTCCATGTTAAGTCCTGCAGTATGCCTTGCTTTAAACATTGCAAAACTGTCTAGAAATACTTGCCCATTCAGGCATATCATTCTAACCGCACCTACTTCTACATGGAAACACCATGAGCCATCAAAACTATTTCTAGTTGAGATTTGTAGTGCTGTCTCTTCCTTGCCTTGCCCTGCTGAATGAGCAGGTAAAGTGTAGACTGCATACGCTCTCGCACCATCATGACTCACTTGTATATCTCTAGAAATTCCTGTCGTATCTAGATCAGAATTTGAAATGATTCTCTCTACAGTTCTAAATGCATCAGGATGTTGTGCAACCTCATAATTCTGCCCAACTATACCTACTGACTCATTATTATCATCTCTGACTAGCACCTTTTTATTTGGCACAACTTGAATCTCATCATTAGCATCTATGTATTTGACTGGTCTTGTGTAAACATTAAAACCTGCCGAACCATAGTCACCTAGATTATTTAAAACATCATACGTTTTATTAATTGCTATTACATTACTCATTTATTTTTTCTCCTCATTTTTATTATTATTATTATTGCTAACATCTTCTGCTAACTCCTTCCAATTTATATTATCGTCTTCGAAAAGTATATTATCAAAGTCTTCAAATAAATCTCTCTCTTTCATATTTTCTCCTATATTATTTTATATAATTCTATTATGCACATTTCAAGCAACTTGTAAAGCACTAATTAAATTATTTTCTCTCAGTACCTTTTTCATCCTCTGCCCATGTGCAACGTAAGCCACCACTGGAACATCTTTATTCCAACAACTGCGACACGTTCCGCATTTACCATCGTTCAAGTATGCCTTGCAAATCTCCGCAACTGTAGGTGTATCATCATAAGGAATTATAGTTGACGTGTTCACACCATCTATAATTTCACCATTCACACCATCACTTGAGAGCCTTACAACAACATTATCGAGTTTGTTTAGTTCCTCAATAACCTTTTTAAACTTCTTGAACTTGTGCATTCTTGTTGGTATCCAGTGCTTAGTCCAAGGTGTAGCCTTACAAATTTCTAGCATCTTCTCGGCTAGTCTTAGATCGTACATATCACCACTATCGAACCATCTAAAATATCTATCGTTGTCGAGTTCGGCTATCATATCCGCTACCCATTCTTCACGCTTCCAATCTTCTTTATTATGGATACGTGGTGCTTTTACATTTGGAAAAAGATAGTTTCCAGTTGTTGCATAGCATCCTTTACATGCATCGACTAATTCACCATCCGAACCAATCGAAGCAGGACAGGTATCTATAGCCTGTAAACTCCAACTTCTGCAGGGCATCTTGCCCGCCTTACTTAATTTAATCATCTTTATAACTCCCATTCATAATTTAA